TCGCCGCGAAGTCTGCAGATATCACGGTCATCACCAACGTTGACGGCCGTGAGCAGGTCCACTCATCCCGCATGGTACTGAAGAACCTGCGCGTCGACATTCAGAACCGCGGCAAGGAAGCGCGTGACGAAGCGACGAAGTTCAGCCGGGCTGTGATCGCCGAAGAGAAGCGCCTTATTGCGCTGATCGAGCCAGAGGAAGACCGTCTGCAGAAGCTGCAAGATGCTTGGGACGACGCACGCGAAGCCGAGAAGCAAGCCAAGATCGCCGCCGAGCTGAAGCGTGTGGCCGATCTGCAGGAGCGCGTCGCCGAGTTGCGGGGCAACCGGATGCTCTCCCCTACTTCGGGCGCTGAGCTGATCGCCGACCACATCGGCGACGTGGAAGGCATTGCGGTGGATGAGTCATTCGAGGAGTTCCGCGAGCGGGCTGAAGCCGCAAAAACCGAGGGCTTGGCATGGCTCCGCGAGCTGCACGCCGCTGCCGTCGCCCACGAAGCCGAACAGGCGCGCATCGTGGCCGAGCGGGAAGAACTCGCGAAGCTGCGCGCCGAGCAGGAGCAACGCCAGGCCGCTGAGCGCGCCCGGCTTGCTGAAGAGGAGCGCGTGGCGAAGGCTGCTCGCGATGCCGAGGCGGCGAAGCAGGCCGAGGAACTACGCCAGATGCGCCTCGCTCAACAGCAGGCCGCCGAGGCCGAGCGCAAGCGCATCGCCAAGGAAGAAGCAGCAGCCAAAGCGGCCCGTGACGCCGAAGCCGCGAAGCTCGCAGCGGAGCGCGCCGAGTTCGAGCGCCAGCAGGCCGAGGCCCGCAAGGCCAAGGAAGAGGAAGAGCGCGTCAAGCGTGAGCAGGCCCGCCTCGCCTCCATCAAGAAGCCGGCCGACGATGAACTGCTCGGCGTCCTGACCCGTCACTACAACGTGCCGGCGTCCAAGGTCATCGAGTGGATTCTGGCGATGGACCTTTCGAAGGACATCGCGGCATGAGACTTACCGCCCGCATCCCCCACAACCGCAAGTGGCCCATCTACACGATGCCGGTGGGCCGTAGCGTGACCATCGAGAATCCACCGAAGCGTCTGCGATTCGACATCTATAGGCGAGTTGCCCCGCACGGCATCGTTCTGAGTGTTCGACGAATCAACAGCCGTGACCCGATGTCCGACCTTGTGGTGACGAGGCGCGCATGAAAGACCAGACCTTCACCCTGCAACCAGGCGAGCGCAGCTTGACGCGAATCGTCGCTGTCCTGTCTGCGCTCGCCAAGGATGTCGCGTGGAAGATCACGATCGCTCGCGTGAAGAAGGAGCGCAGCGATCCGCAGAACAATGCGCTGTTTGGCGTCGCGTACAAAGCACTGAGCGAGTTCACTGGCTACACCGCGCCGGAGCTGCATGACGTGTTCCTGCGTGCCTACTTCGGCACGGTGGAGCGTGAGATCTTCGGAGAGATCATCACCCGCCCTCGACGCACGACCACTACGGACGAGAACGGCGCTAAGAACAAGCTGTCCACCGTCGAGTTCAATGCGTTCTACGAATTCGTTCAGCAGAAGGGAGCGGAGATCGGCTGCTGGGTGCCCGATCCTGATCCGATGTGGCATCAGATCAAAGAGGAGCGCGAAGCCCGTGCCGCGTGATCTTCGCAAGCTGGCCGAGCGAAAGCCGTGCTACTTCCGGCTGCCGGAATTCTGTCGGCGCGATCCGCAGTACACCGTGCTCTGCCACTTCCGAGTCGGCGGTACGGGCGGCACTTCCCTCAAGCCACCAGATATCTGCGCGGCCCCGGGATGCGATATGTGCCATGCAGTGATCGATGGTCGGTTCAAGCAATCGATCTACTCGCAAGAGCAGTTGCAGGCCGAAAGCTACAGAGCCCAGAACCAGTGGCTCGAATGGTTGTGGAAAAACGAGATCATCATTGTGGGGGCAGCATGATCGGCCACCTATCCCGCTTCAAGGTCCTGCTGAACATCTGCTGCGTGAAGTGCGGCGTATGGGTGGCAGAAGAGAAGAAGCGCTTTATCGAGTTCGACGGGATGCCGCACACGTGCATCGGCGAACCCTACGGCAAGCCCATAGCGAAGGCCGGCGAGCTCGTACTGGAGACACAAGAATGACTGCTCATCGCACACCCGACGAGCTGGGCATCGAGAACGAAGCCATCTGTGAAAAACTGCTCGGCTGGAAGCGGTCAAGCATTGTTGGCTATTGGTTCCCCAGCCAAGAGCATGCAGGAACCGTTCGCACGCCCTCTTTCACCACCTGGGCCGACGCCGGGCTGATTCTGGATGCGCTGAACAAGCGAGTACTCGGCGTCGAGGTTGGTAACTTCGGCCGCTACGAGGCGCACTGGTACTGCGATATCGAATCGCTTGGCCCTCCAGTGAACAAAGCATCGACAGCGCCACTCGCCATCCGCGCCGCCGCGCTCGAATACATCCGGAGACTGCCATGAGGCGCACAGACTGGATTCTCAGGTGGAATCGTCCGCCAGGGATGTCGTGCTCGCACTACCGAAAACTGCTCAAGGCTGGCTACAGCCCGCCTTACAGCTGTCACTACCTACCGTGCGGCAATAGCAAGCAGCGAGAAATCTATTGCCACTCGCGACGCGGTCACCAAGGAGAATGTGATGACATCCCCTTCTGATACTCAGCGCACTTCTGACCCGATAGGGTTCATGAGCGAGGAAACCTATCAAGGCCTGCGCTCGCTGGAGCCTATGCAGGCCAAGCGCATGACGCTGCAGGAAGGAACCATCCTGGTCGTGATGCGCGAGGAAACGTACAAGTACCTCGTCGCCAAGGCGGGCATGAAGGCCGTATACCCGGAGGAACAATGAGCGACGCTACTCAGCGAACCTCGGACCTCCTGAGCAGGCTGCGTCGCTACGCCGAGCAGAACGCACGCGAGCCTTGGATTCCGGTCAAGGCGACCGAGCTGCTGATGCTGATCGAGCGCATCGAACAGCTTCAGATGCCTCACTCGGAGGTACTGCGCATCGCAGAGGTATCCGACGAAGGAGCCGACTCGGCAGCGGTCATGAAGGCCCTTTGTCAGAAGGCCGAGGCGCAGCGAAAACGGATCACGCAGTTGGAAGCTAAGTGCGATCGACTCGCAGACACCGCCATGGCGAGGAGCGACCGATGAGCAACCCTACCCCGCTCCCCAAAGACACCTTGAGCATCGGCGAACTGAAGAATCGAATAGCGCACTACGAGCGCAAGCTCAAAGCCGACTCGACGGACGAGTTGTATGCCGAACGTCGTTACGACGCGCTCGCACTGGCATGGCGGGCGGCGTTCGAGTGGCATGTCGGGCTGCTCAAACGGCACGCCGATCTTTCGGATCAGCTTGGCGCCCATCTCACCGACTGGATAGCCATCGACCGAGAGGAAGAGGAAGGTTTGGCGCTGATCCGGGAGAAATTGCAGTCATGACAAATACGATGACGACCGAGTTAACCGAACTCCGCTCGAAAGTGGACAGGCTGGCCGCGAGCGTTCGTGCGGAGAAGCGCGAGAAGGGCGCCTGCTGGCACAGCGACCAGTGCAAGGACTGGGCGACCTACAACGCTGAGCGCTCTCGCCTGCACAGCATGGAAAAGGAGCTTGGACTCCGATGAACGACATCACTCGGACATCGAAAGAGTTGTTGCCGCGTTTGCGTGACGGCTCGGCCGCGTGCGCCCGAAGCGCCGATCGCCACGGCGACGGAGAAATCGGGCAGATGTTTTCAGTTCTCGCTGACACCCTCGCCGAAGCGGCGAATGAGATCGAGCGGTTACGGACGAAGAAATGCGATTGCGACAGCGGGGCCTGCCAGAAGTGCTCCACCGCCCCTGTTACAGAGATCGTAGGCAAGCCTGCGTCGGCACAGGATACGTCACACGGAGGCTCGGCCCGTGCCGTCACCGAGCAACAGGCCCGAGACTCGCTATACAACGAGTGGCGTCAGGCACCAAACCTCGGCTATGAGCACTGGCTTGAAACCGAGGTGTTGCGCCTTAGAGCTTCTAACGAACCGCCCTGCCACCCCGACCCGACCGGCACGACGCGAGAGCCGCCGCACTGCCCGACTTGCGGCTGTAGTTCCGCTCACGAACCGGCTCCTGCTCTTTGCGTCGATCCGGCATTCGAGGGTACGCGTTGCCCGTTCACGAAGCTGCCCTACTTCATGCACCTGGAGCATCCCGAGCTTGGCCGCGTGCCCACGTATGGCGGGCCGTACGACAGCTACACCATGCCGGTCCCAGATGATGACAACGAGCGGACGTTGCGCTCTGAGCGCTACGACCACGATGAGGGCGCCTGGATTGAAGGCGGCGAGCCGTGGCCGATTAACATCGTGACAAACGAGGAATTCGTTGACCTGCACACGCTGCGGGAAGAGCGAGCATCGCAACCGCCAGCGGTGACTCACATTGCCCTCCTTGAGCACCACGACGTCGAAGATCGCGTGAGCCTGCACGCCGCTTCGTACAAAGCCGTCCTAGTGCCGCCAGGACAGTCGCTTGACTTTGATCCGGAGCCGGGCGCTGAACGACGCTGGCTCTGGCCTTACCTCGGTCGCACTCACCACCTCGTCGCCTTCATCGAGGTGGCCACGTCATCCGAAACGAAGGCGGGTGAGTAGCCATGCAAGCCTTCCCAGAAGCCTGCCGATGTCATGACGATTGCGGCCTGAACCCGCGATGCCCGGTGCATGGCAATCACCCCTCCAGCATCGTGCCGGAGCACGATCCCGGGGAGTGTGACAACACGCGCGGCTACTCACCGGAGGGAGAGGGATCGGGCCATGGGTGACTTCAATCGCGATCAGTTCGATCTAGCGCTCAAGTACGCAAAGGATTTGTGGGAGTCCGTCGACATCATGGAAGACCAGTACGGCGCGTTCAACATCATCCGCGTCCATGGCGTGCCGCATTGGGAAAGCCAAGGCTACAAGACCGTCACGAAGGTTCGGCTAACGCATGTCATCGAAGGTCGCGGAGCCGCTCAGGAAACGCGCCCTGAGCCTACCGCCGAAGGCGCACTGGCCGATTTACGACAGCGCCTCGGATTGGAAACGTGCCCTGGGGATGCGCCGGCACCACTGGCGCTCCATCACACGTTCGAACCTCACAAGGGACTGCAAATGTGCACGCCAGATTGCCCTGCCTGCGCATTCCAGCGGACAGGCTCAACAGCGAACCGGAGAGAAAGTCTGTGACGAAAGAGAATCGAGACAAGACGATGCGACTCGCTGGCAAGCTAATCAACATCCAGGCTTCGATCAAAGAATCGTACGGTGACGTGCTGCTCTCAGACGCGCGAACTCGCGACCTCATGAGTGTTGCCGAAATCGCCATCTCAAAGGCCGTTCTCTCCGCGTGGGAGAAGGCTGATTCCGAGCCCGTCGAAGGATGAGAACCGGAGCGGACCAGTGAGCACCCTTGATGAAAAAGGCCGCTGCTGCGGTCGCAAGCCGATCGTCTACAAGCGTCCGCCGGTGCATCTCTTCTGTGATCGGTGCTGCCGAGCGTTTCATCCCATCAGCAAGCAGCAGGTGTCCAACTGGGCATACCGAGAGGATGTGCCAGGCGTGTTCACCGATATGCGAGCTTCGCAGCGTCGATGACCAGCTACAAGTTGAGGCCCTGAGTATGCAGAAGTACTCCATCATTCTAGGTTTCCAAGGCTTGGATCGCTTGCCATACATCAGGCGACTACAGCGTGACGACGGCGAATGGTACCTCGCCGCCGATGCCGACGCTAAGTTCAAAGAGTACGACGACGACAACCTGGCGCTGTCGGAGTCGGTGACCAAGCTGGGCGCTCGCATCGCCGAGCTGGAGCAACTGGTCGAGCAGTTGCAGAAGGCCGTCGCGTTCTGGCTGCCACACGTGCCGCCAGAGGACACCGAACGCGCCGAGCGGATCAGCAAAGACACATTCTTGTTGATCGGCTATGAGGGGCCAATGGTGCCCGGCGCTGAAGAACTCGGCTGGGTCAAGCTCAGCGAACTAATGGAGCGATGACGAGATGATCAAGCTAAATGCCGAAGTTGTGCCGTGGCCGGCGACCAACATGCTCGAACGTCTCCAGCAGTGCCGGAGCATGCTCTACCTGCATGGATTTCTCAGCGATGCCGAGCGCGATCGCGTGAACGCTCGACTGGAGAAGGCAATCCAGAAGCATCAGTCAGCGAAGGGCAAGGAATCAGCTCCGTGATGAACCGCACAACACTTCTCTGTGGCGCGGCATGCCTGTTCATATTCGCGCTCATTTACGAAATGGACGGCCATTTCACAGCATCAATGGTTTTGATGTGGATGGGTCTCGCGACCCGTTCCGAGTGACGGAGTTGACCATGACAGAACAAGGCCCATTCATTCTCGCGTCCAACGATGGCGACTGGTTCGTCATCCCGAAATCACGCGAGGCAGATTTCGATCGCTGGACCCAGCTGGCCACCGACAATGAGGAGTCATGGGTGACTCCGTCGTATGCCAAGCCGGTCGGCGGCAGCCCGTCTCGCGTCTTTTTTAACAGCTATGTGATCAGCTGAGAATTGCAACCTTGGACCTTTTTTAACCACAGGAGATGATGATGAAATTTCCCCAGAAGCTATATGTGAAGAAGCAGCAAGATGGAAGCGAGACTTATTACGTTGCCGACACCGACTGGGCAGATCTTGCCGAGAGCGATAACGGAACAATCGAAGCTGCAGTGTACGAACTGCGCGAGGTTGGCAAGCTATCCACGTCAACGACGTTTGCGTCGTCGAGCAAGGTCGTTACCCCAATCACCGGTCGCGTGAAAGTCGGGCGGGCTAAGTAGCCCGCTCCGACCTAGGAAGTTCTACTAACCGCCAGCCCGGCAACCAGATCGGGCGGCACGTCATAAAGGGGGATTGATGTCGAAACGTATTCACAATGAGCAAGAAGATCACATTGCAGGCATGGGCAGCTGCTCGGTTCGATCCGGTGCCCAACATCAAGACGCTGCAGCGCTGGGCCCGCGACGGGTGGATTTTCCCAGCTCCTGAGCGCGTCGGGAAGCCGTACTATGTTGATCCGAGCGCGGTCTTCATCGGTCGCGACCCATCGAAGGCAGCTGGTTTCTATGGCTCCAAGGCAGCGTAAAGCGATCAATCGTTCCCTTCGGCCTGGTATGCGAGTGCGCGATGGCTACTACTCGTGGACGAACCCCGAGACTGGCGTCGAGCATGGGCTCGGCCGCGATCGGACGAAGGCCATCCAGGAAGTTCTCGCCGCAGAGGTGTACCTCGCATCGAAGCGCCCTAGCCTGCTCGAGCGCATCACCGGAGCAGCTAACACTTGGGGCGAGTGGTGCGACATCTTCGAGAAGATCCTGGAGGAGCGCGACTCCAGGCCGAATACGCGACGCACCCGCAAGAGCCAGCTGAACCGCCTACGTCGGTGCTTCGAGGCTGATCTGGCCGCCTCGCGCATCAGCACGCAGGACTGTGCCAAGGTGATTGACCAGATCACCTCGGAAGGCAAAGCCCGCACTGCTCAGGCATTCCGGTCATTCTTGGTCGACTGCTTCGACAGGATGATCGCCAAGGGCTGGCGCAAGGACAACCCGGCGCGGGTGCTGGATGAGGTCAAGGTCAAGGTGAAGCGCTCCAGGCTCACGCTGGACGTGCTTATGAGGCTCTACAAAACCACCGAGATCGTATGGCTACGCAATGCCATCGCCCTCGCGCTTGTGGCTGGCAAAGACCGGGATAGCGTTCGGAATGCGAAATTCACAGACTTCCGCGATGGTGGCTGGTGGTGCGAGCGAACCAAAACAGGCGCACGCTTCTTCCTGCCGATGCATCTACGCCTGAACGTCTTTGGCATGAGTCTCGAGGATGTCGTCAGCCAGTGCCGCAAGACTGGCATCGTGAGTATCTACCTCGTACACCAGACCCAGCGAGTCAAGGGCGCCACGATCGGCAAGCCATTGCACGTGGACATGATCACTCGGGTATTCTCCGCCGAGCTCGCGAAGCTGGGCATCGACTGGGCTGACAAGGCGCCGCCAACCTTCCACGAGATTCGGTCATTGGCGGCCCGACTGCACAAGGAGCAGGGCGATGTGGACCCTCAAGACTTGCTCAGTCACAAGGACCCGAAGTCCACTGCGACCTACGTTGATGGCCGCGGTGAGTGGGTGAAAATCAATGTTAAAAAGTGACCTGTATAACGGAGGGGAATCGGAGAGAATCGGAGAGCAACCCTCTAACGCTTTGATTTTCCAGGTGACTTTAGATGCGCCGTGTGCTCCCCATGCAACAAAAAAGAACTCGAATCGGCGCCATGTTAATCACCTGATCGTAAAGGGATTTCTCCTGATTTTAGCCTACTTCGGCGCCATTGTTTTAATGGCCCAAATAGGCGTGATTGGCGCACGTAGAAACAATGAGTTGCAACTGTATTTCGGAGGACGAAATGGACGACGGATCTTCACTTCGCTACACCAGCGTTCAAACCGAGCGCCCAACCGACACTCACCCGCCGATCCCGTCCGAGACCGGCTGGCTGATTGCGGCATCCTTGCTGTTCGCCGCCCTGATCTTCGGGCTCATGGCTGCCGTACACTACCTGGGCAGGACACCGGCGCCCGCCCCCATGCCGGCCGATCCCGCCCCGGACCAGGAGTGGGCGCACTACCCGCAGCCGGTGGATAAGTCTGAACGGAGCTGAGCCATGACACGAGAAGAACGGTTGACGCTTCGAGCCATCCTGGGCGACTTCAAGAAAGGCCTTGTCGAGCTCGACTATGTTGAAGCCCACATCGACTGCCTGATTGCGGGCGAGACCGACGAGTCCGCCGAGGTGGCCGGTGCCACTCCTCTGAACTGCGATGAGTAGGAGAGTCCATTGGGAGGGGACCACGGATAGACGTGGTGCGTTACCTTCGCACGGTACCGGGAGTGGCCGTTGTGCGGCGTTGAGCCGCTCCCCTCTCAATGGACTCTCTGATCAGGAGGGAGCGGGATAGTACGGAGGGCTGAATACGCCGACGGAGTCGTCTCCAGACCTGGAACTATGTCCGGTTGTGGGCCGTCTCACAGGTGTTATAGTGACTTCATGGGTACACCGATGCGCAAATCCTTCTGGCGCGGCCTTCTACGAGGCCTCGGTAGTCCGGCCGAGATCTTCGGCGAACGCGTGGAACCCGAGCTTTCCGCTTCTGCCACTGATGCACTGCGGTCAGACTGGGAACGAATCGGCCGTGACTTCAGGGCGGTAATCAGCCGTGAAGCACCCCGCAAAAGTGAAGGCCCCGCCTCCGCAGCCCACTGTCCCGCAGCGTAAGCAGACACAAGTATCCATGGAGTGGTCTGGGCCACTCCCTCCACCAGCTGCGCTTGAGCATTTCGACCGGATTATTCCGGGCGGCGGTGATCGTATCTTGCGCATGGTAGAGCAAGAGCAATCTCACCGGCTCGCGATTGAGCAAACGAGTACGGACGCCAACATCAAGTCTCACTGGCGCGGTCAGTGGCTCGGAGCTGCTATCGGAGTCACAGCAATCCTCGCGGCCGTCATAAACAGCTACTTTGGCGGTCCGTCGTTAGTTGGCGTTGCCCTCGTTGGCGTCCCCGTTCTTGGCGTCGCTCAGGCGCTGATACGCGGGCGTAAATAATGCCCCGCCCTGACATCCAGCCCATCATCGGCGCCCTCGCCCAAACAATCGTAATGCAGGAGCGCTGGGCGTCGGGATGCCTGTACCTGCACGAGACCGGTGACGATGAGGCTGCTCGCGAGGCAATGGGCGAGTACGATCTGTGGCGCGATCGGGCGGATTACATCGAGACGTTTATGCGGAAGCGCGAGCCATGAAACCCACAGACTTCACGAAGGGCGACATCGTGCGCGATAAGGATGGGACGCTGTGGAACGTCGAGTACGTGTTCGACACCAAGCTCGTACTCGTGCGTCGAATCGACGTGTTCGACCTGGACGGCTACGAGAAAGTGGACTCGTACCAGCTGACCGGCAAAGGGCCGCTCACTTAATTAGCTTGCCGAGCAGCCCCTTCGGATCGGCGCCCATCGCCTCGACGTAGTCGAGGAACTCGAGCACTCCCAATGTCCGCTCCCCTCGCTCGACGTACGAAACGAAGTTGTCGCTGCGCTTCAGGCGATCAGCGAGCTGCTGCTGAGTGAGTCCGGCCTTCAGCCGGCATTCCTTCAGGAGCGCGCACAGCTTCTCCTGCCGCTTGCTGTAGAGGTGGTTCAATGGTCGGTCCGTTCATTGGGGACCGACGCTTATAAAGGCCGAATAGGTGATTCCCGGTTTTGGGGAATGGCGTTCGTGTGGCACCCTCTCTGCCCAGTCTAGAAGGACGGGAGCAGAGGGACGTTGCGGCGCATCACGACTTACAGGCGCAAGCACAAACCGGAGTTGGGATCGATGCTCAAGCCCGGGAAGCTTCCGCGGGTCGAATGCACCTGCTCGGAGTGCGGTAACACCTTTCAGGAGCGCGACCGGCACCCTGAAGACGACCGGCCGCTGTGCCCGCGGTGTCGGCGGGAGGTGGATTCGGAGCGATGAGGCGGCTGCGCGGCAGACGCACACAGATCCGGCCGGCTAGGATCGCATCCCAGCAAAGAACGACCGGGCGACCGATAGCCCATTCCATGCCACGGAGAACGGATATGTCTGGCATCAATCGAGAGTACAGCTTCGATCCATTGTGCCTGGAACTGGCCTGCCACTTCTTACCGGATGATGCGACAATGGAATCGAAGAACGATCTGGCGCAAGTGATTCAAGATGCGGTCGAGGATTACATCCAGGGGCGAGAGTCCAAAAGGCACTGACGATGACTAGAACCTACGACCTTAAGCAGTGCCCGTTTTGCGGTGGATCGGGAGCTCTCCGCCGGGACGGTCCAAGCGGCCAAGGGCACGAGATTGACCATTACATCGTATGCACTGGCTATGGCGCTCGGGGAAAGGCATTCGCGGAGGGCTGGAGCGGCAGCAAAGAGGAAACCCAACGAAAGGCTATGGCAGCGTGGAACGAGCGTGTGTCCGGCTGACGCTTGGGTTCGAGGCATTCAGGAGGTCACTGTGACTCGAAAGCCGAAAAGCAAGCGAGCTGAGGTATTCAACTGCCCTGGCCCGTCACCATTGACGATAGCGCCGCCGCTCGCTACTCATCGCGAGATTCCGTTGCGGGAACGTCTGGCCGCGTTCAAGGCCACGAAGCGCAGACCGGCCTCGTAATCCCCTACCGCCCTTTGGCCTTCGCGCGCTCCAGCGCATCCAACTGACGCTGCCTCGCCTCGCCATCTTCGATCTGCTGGGCGTCGAGGAAGTCCTGACTCAGCGTCCCGGCCTGAATCCGTGACGACACCTGCATCGCTCGCTGAAGCAGCGTATTGACCAGCATCAGGCCGGCTGCCATCACTTGCTCGTTCATTACTTAGCCCTCTGGGTCAGGTACGTTTCGAGATCGGTCAAGATGTTGCTCACCAAAAGCAAGCGCCCTTCGGCCGTCGAGATGTCGCCGACGTGGTAGGCAGCCCTCGCCATGGTCAGCATCTGCGTCGAGCGGTCGGCCACAGCGATGCAGTACTCCATGTCGCCCGAAGTGATGAGCTTGGCGTCGAGTGCTCGTGTGGATGCGTCGCGCAGGCCGGTGGTCTGCCCTTGAGCGTAGGACCAGCGTTCGTCGAACGTTTTCGCCGGTGCCAAACCGAGCGAGGCGCACGCCGTGAGTATCAGCAGTAAGGGAATGATCGCGAGTTTTCGCATGGGATTACTCCTTCGGGGATTGAGCTTTGATCGCCGTTTCAAGAGCGCTGGCGACCTTCGCTTGAGTGCTGTTATTGAACCCGCGCGCGATGGTCATACCACCGACGGTGGCGGTCGCCAGAGAAACAAAGATGTTGAGCCAGCCGATCGCAACCGGCGTCATCAACTGGGTGAACGCGCCCGTCGAAATGAGCGTCGCGAGCGCACCGAGAAATGCAGTCACGCCACCGTAGATCTTGGTGCCGTGTTCATCGAAGAAAGCTTTCATTTGCAGAACCTCACAGTCCGAGAATCCTTCGTATCCGAAGCCAGTGCTGGATACGGTCATCGATTCCATTGAAACCGCCATTCCACAATCGGCACACGGAGCCGAACTTGTCGTCGTCGGCCAGCGGCGCGAGACGCTTCACTTTCCAGAACCACCCGGCGGATCGGGCGGCCGGCAATGGCTGCTCGAGCAATTCCGGATTCGCGATCAGGTCCAAACCAAGCGCCTGCCCGCAGGCGAGATAGTTCGCGCGCCCTGTGATTTGACCGAAGCCGCGGCCTTTGAAGCGCTTGCCGTCGCCCGGCTGGGTGTTGCCGAGATCAAGCCGGCCTTCGTACGCAGCACCGCTGGCAATCTCTTTGACGTAGCGCAGGCTGCCGGATTCGTGAGCGAGGTTGGCCAGCCAGGCGGCCTGTCGCTTCGGCGTGTCGATGCCGAACTCGATCATCGTTTGCGTCAGCGGCTCGGCGTAGATCGACGCACGCGGGCCCGCAAGCGGCATGAATGCCGCAAGATCAGCTGGAGTCATGGGTTGGTTTACCTTCCCTCAATGCACGGAGGAAGGAGGTACGGCACGCCGACGGCGTTCTCGTACTTGGCGCGAACCCGCTGCAGCTCTTCGTTGAGCGCGAGCCGATCATCGTAGTCGGCCGCATTCCGGCACGAGCGGTACAGGTCGCGGATCGCGATTCCATACAGCGTCACTCGCACCTCCGCGCTTTCGTCCTGCAGGCTTTCCAGATCGTCGGCCTTGGCAAAGCCAGAGATTCCAATTGACGACAGCGCGCCCCATGAGATAGCTATGTAGCCGTAGATCATGGCGACAGCGACCGAGAGCGCGACCGCGTGTCGGCGCATCTCAGTAGCACCGGCATTCCTCGGCGGGGCAATGAGCGAGAGAACGAGATCAATTAGGCGCTGGTACACGGAGGTTCGCTCGTGGGGATCGAATGACGTTGTGCATAAAAAACGCCCCAGAAGGGGGCGTTAGCGCGATTGAGTGACCATCACTTGGACCTGGAAGTTATCCTGGTCGGTCTAGTAAGCGCGTCATGAATGCTCCAGCCTGCATAAATTCGCTGCACAATGGCGCTATAAGTAATGCCGGAAGATATCGCCCAATCCACCAAGGGCTTCCTTTCTCCATCATATTCTATGATTACATTCGTGGATTTGTTTCTCGCCTGCTCTGCAGAAGAAACCCACCTGCAATTCTCTTTACAGTAGCCTTTGTCATTGTCTCGCCTATCGAGCGAAAACCCATTACCAGGACTACTGCCCATGTCTGCATGGAATGCAGCGAACGAAGCTCGCCACCGATCACAAACAGTTATTCCACGACCGCCGTATCGATAGTAAGACTCGTTTGTTCCCACATAGCATCGATTCAGCATGTTTCGCCATGCGCGATATGTCGATGTCACATTGTCGCGCTTTGCATGAGCATGAAGCGTGCTTCGTTCGACGGTCTTCTCGTTGCGAAGACATCCACAAGATTTGGACCTGCCCAATTTAATTGCCCCCCAAGCCACGATTCGCTCAGTTCCGCAATCGCACCTACAGAAATAGCGGGGGCATTTAGGATTTGCTCGCGGCGCTTCTCGCAGTACTGTCCAGCGATTGAATTTTGATCCTGGAATCACTGGCTTTAGGTGCATTGTGACTAGATTATACCAACGAACCGCATTAACCCCTTCATAAAGGATGTTCTCTTATGGGACGCATCAGATATTTCTGGTGCTGGCTCGCCAACTGGACGCTATGGCCCACCGTGCGTGGTTTCGGCATGGCCACCGCGATTTTCATCCTGCTCATCATCATCGCCGTCATCGTGCATGTGATACGACGACTGCTCTAACAGGCGATCTGGATCTGACGGTACTTGTTGGCGTTCGATCCAACGACATCATCGGGGACGTTCTCGCTGAGCATCAGCACGCAGACCTGCGACGTGATCGCATGCAGCGAGTTGGAACTGAGCACCAGTGTCGCGGCCTGCGAAACGCGCGCTACTGGAGTCACCGCGCTGAGCGTTAGCGCAACTTCCTGGGTAGTGCGCGCGACCGTCATACCGCCACCTTGGGCCCGAACTCAGCGTTGTTGAATCCGCTCAGAGACCATGCGGCCGACGTGGCCGGGTCCGTCTCCAGGATATCGCGATAGTAGGTATAGCTGGTCGAGAGCGCATGCGATGACCCGTCATAGTCAGCACCGCCCGACCGCGTTACGATGGCAATCGAACGAGTTCCGGCATCGTCCTTCTTCGCGTTCGCGAGTGCCATAACACCCGAGATCGATGACGGCGTATGCACCATGTTCTGGAACGTGTACGTATCCTTGTTGTTGAGCACGTCCGACTGCACGTAGTCTGTGTCGTCGTTTGGACTGGTCTCATCCACCAGCAGATAGTTGTCGGTGGAATCTGTGTCACTGCCCACCATCTGCGAACTGTTGCCGTTGGCGCTTGGAAAATAGGCATCAACGCGACGGTCCCCGAGGAAATCATTGTTGACCGATCCAGCACCGTCACAGATATAGAAGTCATCGAATATCTGCCCACCTCGGGCGAAGAGAATCGAGGCGACTGTGATCACGCCAGACGTTCCACTGTTCCGCGTGTCAGCGCCCGTTCCGGAAAGGACGCTTCCTCCATTTACCCGAACCTCGTAAGTGCCGGTGCTGTCGTTGATCAGGGTCTTCAGCTCTACATAACAGAATCCCGTAGCGGTAATGACACCGGATGCGGACGTACCCAACACAGTCGTGTTTCGTAGAACGCTTACGGACAGGTCTGTGTTAATTCTCAGTGCAATGTGCAGCGTTGATACTTCTCGAAGCTCAACGATATTCATGGCTGACGCTGGCGCGGCACCCATGTTCAACGCGAACCCCAGTATGACAGTGGAGGTCGACGGGATTGCGATAGTCAACCCTCGACCTGTTGTGTTGCACGTCCACCCATTTCCACCGCGACGCCCCGCGCCGGATGCGATAGATTGCCCGGACGAAGTGCCATCGAATGCACTCCACATCTCGGCTGCATCGGCTGTTGCGTAGTGATCCCAGCCGTCAAAGAACCGCAAGGTCATTTCGTCACCCTCTAGCGCGTACCAGAAAGCACAAAAGAAATATCCGCGAGCGTCGCATCCGGCGTGTTGGGTGCGATGACGGTGAGCACGTCGCCGACTTCGAAGACCGTCTCTGAGTCCATGTCGAAGGTCGCTGTCGTGGCAGCGGCAGCGAAGGTCATCGTGCCCACCGACACCCCGTTCTGTTGGATGTCGAAGTCGGTCTCACCGGTCGCGGCCACACCTGCCACGCCTTGCGACGGAGACAACCCCGCCGCGAATGTCACTTCGCGCGGGAATGAATATCGCAGACACACAGCGTCGGCATCTGGAACGCCCGCCACCATTGCGCCCACATCATATGGAGGCGGCCCGCCGGGACCGCCCGGTTCCCAATACCCCGAACTGCTCTCGTCATACACGTACTCGGCGTCACCGGGGATGTATGCGCGCCAGCCGGGTCGCGGCTCCAGGAACTGCCAACCGCCGGAGTAATACGCCACTTCCTGCGCATGGCCCGTCCACGCGCCGGTCGGCGAGTTGCCCACCAAATAGCGATCGCCCTCGCTCGGCGAGCCCGGTGGATCATTCTGGTATCCGAGTGCAGAGATCTGCAGCGCCGCTTCGAGCGCACGGAGGGCGGCATTGACGATGACCTCGGGCTGGCTTTGAGCCGCCGCGAGTTCGTCCATGCCGAGAATCGGTGTCGTCATATCGTGGCCTCTGCCGGCGTGCCACGGCCGACGAATGCGGATAGCTGATAGATGTGGACGGTGACCTCGGATTGAGGTGCACCGAAGTCAGTCGTTTGATCCGCGGCGGTGTAGACCACCGACGGTGTCGAACTCGTGAGCGTACGCACGACCGAGGACCCGTCCATGATGTCGATAGAATAGGACTCGTTGACTTCGGAGTTCGGCAGCTCCACCCCAGAGCGCATGGTTTGATAGATGCGATCTCGACGTGTCCACGTGATGGCCACGTCTTCCGAGCTGTCGCGCGCACCGAGTACATGCACTGGTGAGAACGGCTCCAGCGCCATGCCGTGCCCCACGAAGGACGATGTGGGCGCAGACGCCATTGAGGTCCCGATGGTCACCGCACGGTAGAGCATCGTCGCCCCGATCTGGCCGGTCGACAGCGGCAATCGAACGACGCCCGGCCCAGACACCAGCACGAAATAGTCATCAATGACGCTGGTGTCGATCAGGTGCTCCGTACCGCGCCGACCTCGCAACAGCGTTGTGAGGCGATAGCGATTCGTTGCAATCAGCTCCGCATCGGCAAACTGGACGATCTCCCACCGACCATCCACGCCAATCGCTGCCATGTTCGCGCCGGCCAGAACGGCGTCCCTCGACCGACTCTCCAGCGTCCCCGTCGCAATCGTGACATCGATGGCACTCTCGTAATCCCATGTGCCTGTGATGCCGGGCTCCAGCGGCGCCTCAATCCACCCGGTGGTCGCCTCGCTGCTGACAGAGCCCACCTCCGCCCACGTCGCGCCTGAATCGGCGCTTCGGTAGATGACCGCCCCAGCCCATGCCGTCCCCGAGCCGCCTCGCGAAGCCACCGCGTAGAAGCCCGCGTCATCATGCGCTTCCACTAAGGCTGGCAAGTCGAGCATCAGCAGGCTCGTGCTCCCGTAGGAGATGAGCCTGCCGGGCTGGTGTTGCGGGACCTCAGCGACTGCCGTCGACTCATACGCCCCATCGTCATCACGGACCAGTTCAAGTCGTTTGAGAATCAGATCGGACGTGGTCATCGTCGCGATCCGCACGCGCTCGTTGCGGCCATCGACCGGCAATATGATTGCGTCGGCCGGCTCCAACGGAGACCAGTATCGGTCGATAGCTGTCTCATGAACCCATCTGGCCCTCCATGCATCCGCCCAGATGATCTCTGCGATCTGCGCCGCTTGGTCATCGTCCAATGCAGCGGCCAGATCCACGTCCACGTCATTCACGGCATCGGTGGTCAGTCGCACCGGGCTGATCTGTTCGCCCGGTTCGTAGTCTCGCGAGGGCGCCAGGTAGTGCACCCGTATGGCGCGCGGCAATTCAAGCGCACTGAGCTTCTTCGTCGTCACAGCGGGCGGCGCCTCTTCGCCCTCGTGCGCGCCGAGTTCGTCTGCGTCGATGGTCGCGACTGCCGCCTTGCCTCGCGTCGGCCACTTCAGGACGCGACCCGATTCAACGCAATCAAAAAATCCCACCATGCGCAACGGTTCGATGCAGGCGCGTCCCGCCATAGGACGCGTGCGTGCATATCCGTGGACGTATCGAGACTCCAGATCGGCTACGTCGATGTCTTCGTCGCTGAGACCGCATTCGTAACAAACGTCAGAGACGATGGTCGCGAGCGAAACGTCTCGCGGCGACGGTGTACCGAACTCCAGCACCACCGGCCCGCGCCCAATCTCAAACGTAACCATGCGGTTACTGCCGCCGTCGAAGACCTGCTCTCCCGTGAAGGAGTTATCCGCTTCCTCGCTCCAGTCGATGTCTTGGTAGGTTCCGTCTCTCGTGTTGAAGTATCGAGTGACTCGACTGGCAGTCGGCCAAGCCATTCGGCTGTTCTGCACGCGAGATAGATTCAGCTGACCATTATAGACGGGTAAGCTCGTTTCGACGTTCCAGACCACCGATGAGGTGTCCGGGTCCCATTTGAACAACCGATCCGACTCGCCGCCCGAGCTTTCGCCGCCACGTAGCCCGATCAAGAACGTTCGATCAGTTTCATCCCACAGGAATACTCTGACCTCCTCAATGCGCGTCCACGCTGGCACGATCTGCGACGGCTGAATGGTGCCGTAGGGTTCGCTTCCCCATAGCAGTCGATTACCGAAAGCCCTCCTGCCCGCATAAACTCTGCGAAGCAGGATCGGCAGAGACGTGCCCGATGTCGCGGGGTCGTAGGCCAGTCCGTAGGCGAAAGTCCAATTGTTGAGAAGATCCTCAATTTCTACGAAGAAATTTCCGCGACAGACTTTTCCAGTTGTGTATGCGCCACCCGGCGACCAGATCGGAGAGCCTTCAAGGGTCAGTCCGTTGTACAAGCTGAAGTGCCCGCCAGAAAGAGATACCGTGAAGATCAAGTCACCGTAGCGGTGAACATAGAACGTGACAGCCTCTCGCCAGAAATCCGAACTGCCACCGGAAGGCCGATACAAATCCATGACCATCGTGTCGGGATCAATCCGAGCGATGGCCACGTTGTTGACCGTCGTGAACCACGAGAAATAGATGTGTCCCAGATACCCAACCGTCGGCTGTCCGACTCCAATGTTCGGATCAGGCCTCGCACTCTCCGCAAGCGCATCGGTAAACAGTTGCTGCCGAATCTCCGTGTTGTCGCTGAGCCGAAAGACGCGGAAACCTTCCTGATCCGCGCCTCCAGTTCGGTCCACGAAATACACCAGACCGCGGTCCCAGTGCACCATGATCACATCGGCCTGATATCCCGACATGACACTGTCGGGCAGTGGCGTGGGCGGGATGTATGCTCGCTCTCCGGTACCGCTGAAGACCTCGAAGCGCCACTGCGGATGACGACGGCCCTGCCCATCCAGCAGCTGTCGACGGTTGAAGATGATGTAGGCAAGACCTCTAAAGGCCGGCACGTTGCCCACGCCCTCCGCAGCTTCAATCGTTGGGTCCGGCATCTGATCCTCGGTGCCGGTGTAGATCTCCACGCCTCCGCGCCAGCGACGCGAGGCCTGGAATCGCTCCAGGAACTCATCCGAGGTCTCGCCGATCTGCTGGTCTCGCGCGTCATACACGAGCTCGCCGTTTTCCCATACGCGCAGGATTCCGCTGATCTCATTCCCGACCAGACCGACGGCAATGGACTGGTAATAGGTGTACGTCGTTACGGACTGATCAGGACCGAACAACCCGCCGTCGATCTCTTCGGTAGTGGCGACCTCTTCGACCGCGCCGAGCCAGAGCACGGTGCCCGGTACAGCGATCGTTCCCCAGGAACGAACGACAGGCGTTCCCACTTGCGCCGCCGTCGTTCGAAAATCTTCGAGCCGTGGCCCCAGCATCGTGGGCAGTTGCGTCGGAGAAATTATCGTGCCGGCGAGTAAACCTAGCTGCAGGCCATACAAGGCACCCGTCGGACCACCGACAAGGAAACCCACAACGCCGCCAAGTATCGCTCCAGCGATCTGGCCCGTGTTACTCACGCGTACTGCACTCCCGGAATCTTCCAATAGGAGTGCGCCCACCGCGCCCATTGCGCCCGCAAACCATGCTCCAGCACACGACAGCGAATCGTATCCGCGTGAATGACATTGCCGTCGTAAGTCACGATGCCGAAGTGCCTCGGTTGTTTGTCGCCATCGAACTTGAACAACACGACGCAGCCGGGGCACGGATTGGAGATCCGTTCCCCATGACGAGCAGCGAACTCATATATCTTCGGGGTTGCGCGACGGTGATACTGGTGCGGCAGGCGCTCGCCGACGTACTTCGCAATGTCATGCCCGGCATTCCTCAGGGCCAACACAACGAAGCCGCCGCAATCAACGCCATCCGCTGTACGGCCCTGGTTTCGCCAGGGAACATCCTTCAGTGCGCGGGCGGCCACGATCAGCTGGTCGGCGGTGATCACATGCGCGCCCTTGATCACTTTCCACCACCGCCACTGGATGTCTCAGATCTCGAGTTTCCCTTCATCATCTCGAGCACGCCCGGCACGAAGACGCCATAGCCGCGGAAGTTGATGATGTTGTTGTGAACGTCTCGGCAGGTCGAGAGCAGACGATTACACGCTGGCGGAAGCGTCAAGGTATCGCCGACCTCCGGCTCGTCCGGAAACTCTTCCCACGTCGTGACCGTCAGCGTATCGCCCACCGTCGTCACCCGCTTCACCTCGCGGAAAAACTGGTTGTTGTCGCCGCTCGTGAACGTGAGCTTCGCGCCGTCAAAGTAAGTAGCGTTGGGAGCCGCATCACCGGCCGTGATCTCGATATCGAATCGCCGCCGGCTATACACCGCCGTCACCACGGCTGTGCGCGTCACCGCCGCCACGTTGAATCCACACCGACTATCACCGAACTCCACCACGTTGCAGCGGTCGGAGTACGTCCATCCAATGTTCTGCTGGAGTTTTTGCGCGAGTCCGCGAACTTCGATCTTGTATCGGCCATCCGAGTCACGCGCCGGAATGCCGAGATATCCACGGCGCTCGATCAATTGCCCCTGGTCAGGCGCGTTGTAGTTCACCCCGAACGCTTCGACTGGTGCGTTGTCCAGCAAGCCCGCTTCAATCTCTGCAACCGTGATGTCTGGGATCTCGTAGGCGTCGGCAAGTGCGCCATCCACCTCCATGTTGTCCACCGACATGTCGCTCGTGGAGCGCACATCGGAGGCGGTGAAGTTCGCGACCGCTCGATACACGCCCGCGTAACGCCCGGTTGTGATCTCGATGTCACGGTCGTGGTCCGTAGAGCGGATAACTTCGCCGTTGCCCTTCTCAATCGTCCAGCAGATCGCGAGGGTCGACACCTCGCCACGCAGATGTGCGAGTAGATCTGCCGCGATTGTCTTCATACGCGCGGAATCCGAATCTCAGTCAGCGAGAAATCACACTGCTGAATGCGCTGCTCGGCGATGGCAATGTCGAGCTCGCTGTCGAATCGGGCGTAGACGTAGAACTCCCCGCCCCAGCTCGTCGGTGTGCCTGCGAAACTGGACTCGGGCGTCAACAACCCCGTCCCCTCATCCACAGTCCAAGCGCTCTCCGGTTGCTCCTCGCCTAGTTCATTCGCCACGCGGATCGTGTCGCCATTGGGTTTGTATATTTCTCGGACCTGCTGAATCGAGCCGATCGCATAGGTCTTGACCAGCTGATATCCGCCCGGACTGTCCTCAATCAGAATGAACGGCTGATCCAGCGGCGTCGCCGTCTCGTGTGTCTTGCAGCTTTTGAAATCGGCGTAATCTTTGAGCCTGAAGCCCGTGGCCATGCCGCCCATCGCGTGCCAGAAGTAAAGAATCTCCTGAATCTCTTCCTCTGCCCGGTTACCGATGGGCACCGACGCGTATCGATGCAGCGGTCGCGACCACTTGCGCGTGCGTCGCTCGTGCCCGCCTTCGCGTTCGATGATCTTCGTCTTGTATCGCGGCCCTGACGTGAAGCCGAACGACGGACAGGCAGGGAAGATCTCGGTCGTGTCTGGAACCAGCATCAGTTGTTCCGCCTGCTGGCCATGGCCAGGCCACGAGATGCAGCGGCCGCGATCTGCTGTTCGGTTCGCCGGGTCACGCGCTCGCCTGTTTCGGGCTTCACGGTGAAGTGCTGCGTCAGGGACATACCGCCGCCCATGTTTGGCATCTTCGACAGCGGAATGATGTCGCCACCGACGCGCGGCCTGAAGAACTCGGGCTCACGCTCGTTGACGTGGTAGTTCATGCCAGCGAGCACCGGGCCGCCTATCGCACGGTTACCAGCCAATCCGCCGAGCCAGCCCGCAGCCATGCCAACCCATCCGCCACCGGTTCCGCCACCAGCAGCGCCGAACAGCTTCCCGGCGATGTCCGCCGCGACCGCCTGCCCGACCAGTTTGACGATCATGTCGCCGAAGGACTTCAGGATTCCGTCCACGCCCTTGTCGAATCCGGAAAGGAGCGTGTCGGCGATGATGTCCTGCGTGTTACGTGCGGCTTGCTCTTGATACGCCGTGAGTTTGTCGACGCCCTTGATGAATCGCTCTTCGAAGTCTGCTTCGAATGCTTCGAGGCTTTGATTCAAGCTCTCGCTGTTCTGCTGGGCGAAGTCAGATATCGCTTCTGCCGCTCCGTTCGCGGCATCGGTCATGACCTCCAGCTCCAGCGTGAGATCGAGCAGCTTGTCCTTCAATGCCGCGCCATCCGCGCCAGCTTGTTGAAACGCGAGTGCCAGATCACCGTGAGCGACTCGATAGGCGATCGTTGCCGTCTCACCCATGCCGAACGTCGCAACCTGCTGCTCCAGCGATTGCGTCATCTTCGTGATTTCTTCGACGGCCTTCTTCTGTTCCTCAGAGAGCTTCTTCTCGGCGTCGACAGACGCAACGATGGCATCGTAGCGACGGGCGAGCGCGAGCAGCTGCTGCTGCTCCTTCCCGCTCAGTTCATCCAGTGCACCCGACTGGATCTGGTAACTGACCTCGGCCGCTTTGCCGACCTTGCCGTACAGTGCGATCTGCTCTTGCAGTTTTGACGAAAGCTTCTCGAATTCTTCGGATGGAGCGGCTTCTACAGCAGCGGATCGACGGCGCGGGTTCTTTGGCCCACTCGATTGGTTAGGATCGTACTGCAGCCGCGCCAGTTCACGGTTCATCTCCTGAATGCGCTTCGCGATATCGCCCTTAGTGAGGACACCAAGGAAGCTATCAGGGTTCAGGTTGCTGAAGCCCAGCGTGAACACAAGGGGGATAGTGTCACGCTGCTCTTCGAGAAACCGAATCTGATCCTTCAGGAGATCTACATCGGACAGGAAGAAGTCGAGTTCCTTTCTGGCGTAGTTGATTCCTTGGAAGAGCGGATGCCACTTGTCGGAATTCTCGAAGAACCATTTGAAGGCATTGCCAACCGCTGCAATCGTTTGCGCCAAATTAGCTGCGCCGCGTGCGATAGCGCCGAGGATGGCATCCACGCCCTCCTTGGTTTTCGGATCGGAAAGGACATCCGATAGCTCGTTGACCGACTTCGTGAGCGCGCTCACGCCGGACTCCGCTTCGAGCAGATCACCAAACGAGTTTTTCAAGCCTTCAATGGCGCCACCCAGGGTATTTTTAGCTGCTTTGGCAGCGCCCCCGAATCGTGCTTCTAATTGCGAGAGCAGCGCCGCCTGTGCCTCCGACACCTTCCCTGTCGCAGTAAGATTCTTGATGAGATCCTGCTGGGACTCCGACAACACAACCCCGGCTCGTGCGAGTTGCTTCATCCCCTTCTCAGGATCAGCCAGCGCTCGACCAACCAGCAGCGCCGAAGAGTTCAGATCTCGACCAAGGGCAGTAGCGAGATCCAGTACTGCAACCTGTGCCCGCTTGAACTCCGGCTCGCTGATCTGACGGAATGTCAGAAGCAGTGACTGCATCCCCTGGATCGAGTCGTCGGCGTATGTGGTGAGCCGCTGCAACTCCGAAGACATGTCGGAGAGTTCTCGGGTCGACAGTCCAGCCGCGCCCGCATTGTTCTTGACGGCATTGTCGAGCGCGGCTAGTGCTTTCTCAGCGTTCGCCGTCTCGGTGATAATCGCGCCGAGTGAGAATCCAGCTGCGATCCCGCCAAGTGCGCCAGTGATACGCGAGCCAAGCCGTTTGAAAGATCGATCAATCTCCTTCGCCCGCTTCTCAGCCACGCGCGCGGCACGGCCGATATCCGTCTCGAACTTTCCTGTCCGCGCAAGTAGATCGATGAAAAGGCTACCGAGTCCGGCCATGCTTCACCATGCCAAAGGCTTTGACGAAATCGTCCAGGTTGTCGAGCTTCGGCTTCGGTCGGTAAGGCAGGAAATCTTCCATCGTTCCGCTGCCTCCCAATGCGTTAGCCACAATCGAACACAGTTGTGCCGAGCCACGGTCGTACATGCGGATCGGATCGAGTCGTCCGTTGCGGTTGAAGTATTCGAGCCAATCCATCCATTCCTTGTGGCTCATCGTCCGTTTGCATTCGCGTACCGGTCGTCCAATCGCGCACGCGATCTCGTGCCAGAGATCGTCGACCGTTACGCGTTTCCCTC